AATAGTTTATTGTTACCAGCACTGATTAATGTAGTAGATCCTGCGTCAACCACCTCAAACATAAACTCAATATTGTTTGAGCCTAAGTCAGAGTTAGTAGCGTTGACAGGAACCCAACCACGCCTAGACACCAATACGAACCATAACGATCAATAACACAGTTGTAAGACCTCTAGCGCAAAACCCTGAAGACAAAGCAACAGCAGACTCTTGGAGGTTTAATCCAAAGAAGCCTGGAGCAGCGATAGAAGAAGTCTGTTGTTGTTGAGCCATTAGATAGCGTCCCAGAGGAATTCTTCAGGATACTTATTACCTTCAATAGCAATGTGATCAGCCAACGAAGTCTGATACAACTGATAAGCCTCTGAACTGGCCAGTCCACCGTCTTCACCACGCTCTGCCAAAGCCTTAGCATAAGCCAAGAAGATGACAGGCTCAGCAGGAACTAGTAACTGATCAGCGTTATTAGATAGTTCTTCTTGTGGCTTAATAAGGTTAAAGTTAACATTGTAGGCGCCATCAGGAATAGGATAGAGGTCTACCTGGGTGTCGCCATTAACATCTACGCCGTTAAAATTATAGTAACGTGGAGAGCCAATCTCAGGAGTTTCTACTAAAAACCACTGGTTCATTTCTTGAGTAGATACGTTATTAACCAGCCAGTTACTAGTGTCGTTAATTGCGTCAAAGACACGAAAGCGAATACCAGCATTAGTCATAACATAGTTAAATAAGCCAGGACTTGTTGCTACTGTCAAAGTTTCTGACAAAGCGTTCCAGTTATAAGCATCCTCTACCTGCCGCTTAGCATCATTAACAAACTTACTAATAAGCTTGGAGTAGGATGTGTCAGTAACTGCCGTAACTTCGTTTTCACGAAGACGGATGAGTACATCATTAACTAATTCTAGGTATGTTTTACGTGCCATTTGTGTATTCTTTATAAATAATTTTTAATGTTTATAGGCAAACAAGTACCTTCATTCTCAATACCTTGCTTATTTAACTTTTGCTGTGCAGATTGCAAGATCTTTAAACATTCTTCATGGCTGTATTGCATTTCAGGAGATTTCCAAAAGTAGCATTGACCACCGCTACAAAAGAAGATCACAGCNAGGAACAGTTTCATTTCTTAGCAGGCTTCTTANCNGGTTTAGGAGCCATCATCTTAGCGTACTCTTTGGCTTGCTTCTTGCCCTTAGATGTGTAAGGAAACTTCTTATCTTTTACCATTGGCATTTGTTATCTCCTGTTAATTAAATTGTGCAGCTATCTTAGGGTCAAGCTCAAGCGATACAATAAAGGTAAAGGTAGTTAGGTTATCTTGTTGTGCTACTCTAATCTCATCACCTTCTTCTAACACGACATAAGCACCGCCATTCCACTGCTCTGTCTGTCCTGCATTAAATGATTTATTTACTATAGCGTACTCTGCATCAGCAGACTTGTCATACCAGTAAGCAGATACAGTTTTATTGTTAGCGCCTACGTTAGCAACAAACAACAAAGTCCATAAGGCAGTCTGCTTTGTAGGAACTGTATAAATAGTTTCCTTAGTGGCAGTTGCTTTACTTTTACCAATACTAATCTTACGACTCATCGTAGTGGCTTCTTTCCCATCCAACCACGGACGGTATCAGTTTCAAGTATTCTTATTATAGACCATATAATAGAAGCTAGAGCAGCAACTGCTGGTAACCATTGTGCTAATGTAGCCACAACCGTAACTATACTGATTGCATCTCCAGTAGCCTTAACTGCTGGGTCAATATGATCCATTGCCATTGTACTACTCTCCTATAGGTTTGTCTACTAATACTTATTAAACGTATTTTATGTTTTACTCTGTAATTATTGGTTGTTATTCTTCAAAGACGTTTGATTCAATAGGTTTAATTTTTTTATCACTTGGGTCATACCAAAACTGATCTGCCACAACATCATCCAAGCATTCAACAAAAAATAATGTGTGATAAACTTCAAACGGAACTTCAACAACTTCTGCTACTCTAAACCCTGTTTCTCTAAGTTCGTTGGAACTAATAAGAGCATATTTCATATTAATACTCCACTATTACAATACCAGAAGAACCTGTTCCTGAATTAGATGTTGCTGTTCCTCTATAGCAACCCCCACTACCATTACCATAACCTGTTCCTGAAATAGCACTTACACTAGAAGAAGTGTTGCCCCCGCCAGTTCTTGAAGATCCTCCGCATCCTCCCAAAAATCCAGATTGTCCAGGAAAAGCCCTATCTAACATTCCTGAAAAGCAGCCAAAAGATATGTTTTCTGCTCCAGCACCGCCCCCACTACCTACATAGTTTTGGTTACTAGAGCCACCAGAAGCAATACTCCAACCTCCTTGTCCTCCAGACAGGTTTATAGTTCCTCCTGATCCGGCGCCCCCGCCCCCTCCAAAATCATCAGTTGATGTATTACTTGTTCCTGCAGATCCTCCAGTAGCAGAGCAATAGGAACCAAAAGACGAAGTACCTCCATCAGCGCCTACAGTAACAGTGATAGCGGTTCCAGGAGTAAGTCCAGTAATCCATTCAATAGCAACACCACCCCCACCCCCAGGTCTTCCAACTCTATAGTTAGTTGTCGCTGTACCACTATTACCACCACCGCCGACAACAATAACCTTAACAGCGGTAACCCCAGTTGGAACAGTAAATGTGCCGCTGGATGTAAATACTTCTCCTTTTCCTCCTTGAACTTCACTTCCTCCAGAAGGAGCAGCAGATGTCCAAGTTGTTCCATTAGAAGTTAGTACGTTTCCGTTTGCACCAGGAGCAACAAATTGAACCGCCGATGTTCCGTTTCCAAGAATTACGTTATTAGCTGTTAATGAAGAAACACCAGTTCCTCCGTCTGCAACCTCTAAGTCTGTAATACCTGTAACGGAGCCGCCAGTAATAGTAACATTATTAGAATCTTGACTAGAAATAGTTCCAAGAGTTGGAGTCCCAGATAAAGAAGAGTAGGCAATCTGTGCGCCATCTCCTCCAGAGTGGTCATGTGAGTCTCCATTAGTTACTCCATTTGCAGCGGGAGCATAGTCTGTTGACGCAGTTGTGGCTGCAGTACCAAGCACAACACCATCTTTAAGTAGTTTGCCAGTAATTCCGTCAAACAAAGCAACAGCACCATCTGTAGCAGAAGATGGTCCAAAAACATCACCAGCGCCACTACCATCAGCTCCTTTTTGTGTCTAACAATTCCCAATAAGTAGTATTAGTTGGTAGGTTGTCAGCCGACGACGCAATACAGACATAAGACGAGCCGTTATACGAAACAGCATCATCAACAGCGTATGTTGTACTGTTTAGAATATGCACCAAGCCAGTTTAGACCTGCTGGTCCTTGCGGGCCTGTGGGCCCAGTATCTCCAGTATCGCCCTTATCTCCTGTATCACCTTTTGGCCCAGTGTCGCCTGTATCTCCTTTAGGACCAGTATCTCCTGTGTCGCCTTTAGGACCAGTCGGACCAGTGTCGCCAGTATCCCCCTTAGGACCAATTGGGCCAGTATCTCCTGTGTCACCCTTGGGCCCAGTATCTCCTGTGTCGCCTTTATCTCCTTTGTCACCCGCAGGAATACCTAAAGACAATACATAAGTATCGTTATCAAAGGAAGCAGTAGCCGGGTCTCCATTAGGAAGATCGGAGACTGTTACAGAAAAGTTATCTGCTAAGTTTATAGAGGCATCACGAGCATTTTCTGCTGCAAGTTGCGCCGCTTCTGCATTAGTCTCTGCAGTTTCAGCATTAGTCTCTGCTAACTCTGCAGCAGCTTGTGCAGCTTCTGCGGCTAATTGAGCAGCTTCTGCAGCGGCCTGAGCAGCTTCAGCAGTAGTCTCTGCAATTTCAGCATTAGTTTCAGCTAACTCTGCAGCAGTCTTTGAAGCTAACGCAGCAGCAGCACTTTCTGAAGCATCTTGTGCGTACTGAGCAGCAACAACAGACGCATTGGCTGCATCTGCTGTAGCGTCGCCAGGACCACCAGGACCACGATATATTGCCAAAGTTAATCTCCGTTAGTTTTGATAGATAGACCTATTGTTTTTAATAGACCCACCTATCAAAACTCCCCAACCCTTGTGAGGCTGGGGAGGAGCTTTGTGCTATTNNAGCACGTAGCTATTAGGCGTTAACAACAAAGCCAACTGCTGAGTCAGGACGAATCGTCTTCGTACCGTACAGCGTGTCAGATGTCAACAGGTCAGCAAGGTACTCTTGCTTGTACTGNGTCTGCGAGCGAACACCCATCTGCTCAACCAGCGTGAAGGCATCACGATGGAACAGACCAGCCAAACGAGTAGCACCAGACTCAAGCACTGGAGCNTTGTTGCTGATGTAAACTTCGATACCGTAGAGGTTACCAACACGNCCATTACGGATAGTGTTACCTGCAGCGGTNTCACCAGTAAAGGCTTGCTCGGTATAACGTGCAGTACCCATCAATGCGTTACGCAGCGAAGGAGGAATAACAAACGAACGGCCATCCATCGGCACATCGCTGTCATCCAGATACTGAATAGCGCGACGGAAACCAGCATCGCCAAACACACCTTCCGTAGCAGCAACAGAGCCATCATAAGCAGCTAGTGCGCCAGTAGAAGTNGTGAAGGTAAACACACGGCTGTTAACAAAGTCGCCAGCAGNGCCATCACCAATNGTTTNNAACANNNTCCAAATGTCAGAATCAACCTGAACACCAAGAGCGTAGCCAGCATCGTCCGTGTAGAAGCGACGCAGCGAAGGCAGTGCCTGAACCGACACAATATCTTCGATCAAACGGCTGTACTCATAGTGCTTGTCAATGCTAACAACCACTTCGTCTTCAGTAGCAGCTTGCAGAGTAACCTGCGAAGAAGCAACCTTAGCAGCAGCAGAACCACGGGTGGGCTTAGGAATGTGAACGGTGTCACCTTTCTTACCCTTGAAGTTCATCTTGTTGATGAGGTTAGCAAGTTACCAAAGATTTCTTGTTACGAAGCAACAATCTACGTCACTCCAAATCTCAGGNATAAACGTATTTGCTGTAGTTTTAGTTACGTGAGCAGTTACCCAAAGGACATTTTAAATCTCCTAAATTAAGTTAAGTTATTTGACCCGACCTTCACTATAAGCTGCCATGATTTCATCTTGTAGCTCATAATAACGGTTAGGATCTTCCAATTGTAGTCGGATTAAGTCCGCTCTTCGATAGATCTTACTTGTAGTGCTGTTAGCAGAGTTAGAACCAACATCCACTGTAGCTGCTTTGACTGCTGCCTTTTGAGCCGCACGAGCCTCTTGAGAAGCTACTTGCTGCTGTACTGGCGCTGCTGCTTTAGGCTTTACATAACCCCAGCTACTTAGCAACTCTGCTGCTGAATCGTAGTCAAATTCTGCATCAGCCGCAGCGTATAAACGCATACGAACTGGAGAGCCTTTCACCCACTCTGCAAAAGCAGGATCAGTTACTGTTTGCTGAAAGTCAGGAAAATCCTGTTGCAACCTAGTCAATGTCTGCTGCTGTTTAAGAAGTAGCGCTTGTTGCTTTGCTTCCTGAATAGCAGGATGTGTTTCTACTGCTTTGTTAACCGCCTTCTTTGGATCTTCAAAGAA